CTCGCACCGCGTGGCAGGATCTGGGGGTGTACGCCAAGCCGATTGCTTCGGATTACGACCCGACAAGCACTGCGGCGACCATTTCGACGATCTATGGCCTGACTGCCGGAAGGGCCGTTTTGTACAACCAAGAAGATGGCGTCAATGCCAACGGATCAGCGATCCCGGCTTACATTAAATCGGGTTACTTTGACATCGGCGACGGCGATCAGATGCTGTACATGCGCCGATTTATCCCAGACTTTAAGAATCAGGTAGGAGACCTCACGGTCCGATTGCTATTGCGCCCCTATCCGCAAGCTTCTGCTGTCCCGAGCTCTTTGGATCCTTATGTGATCACTCCTACGACGGATAAAGTCGACACTCGGGCGCGTGGACGGCAGATTAGTTTGCAGATCGAGAGCGATGCCGTAGGCACAAACTGGCGCTTCGGCACCATGCGCGTTGATATCCAGCCGGACGGCTTGCGATGAGCAAGATCACTAACGTACGTCTGCCGAACGCCGCGCCGGTTCAATACAGCGCGGAGTCGTTCGATCAGCTCGTGCGTTCGCTCGAACAGGTCATTTTCCAGCTCAATAACAGCTATACGCCGACCGTTAGTGATGACAAGGCGGGAGCCGGCTCGTGGTTCGCGGCAGGTTCTGGCGCAGGCGGTGGTTTTGCTGGCGGCGTGCGGGGCTTTCAGATCAGTAACGGCATCAGTCTGCCGCAGGCGATGCTGATCTCGAATCTCGATCAAGACCTGACCAGCACGACTACCGAAGAGCTTTTGACGTATGACGTCGTGGCGTTATCGAACGGCATCCGCGTCGTCGATAACAGCAAAATCTACGTTCCGTGCTCCGGGCAATATCTCGTCACGTTTACGCTACAGGTCTCGAACCGAAGCAATGCGGCTCAGGAGTTTGAGGTGTGGGCCAAGGATACGGGTGTCAACTACCCATCTAGCCGAACTCGATTTGACATACCCGCCAGGAAGAGCGGCAGCATCTGGTCGCATATTGTCCCGGCAATCACCGGCATTTTCACGGTGAACGACCCTAGCACGAACTACCTAGAAATCGCCTGGTGGGCGAGCAGTACGAATGTGTTTCTCGAGCACTACGCTGCCGAAAGCACCCCGACAAGACCGGAGATTCCGTCGGTTATCCTGACCATCAACTTCGTCTCGGCGGTGTGACATGGCAAACAAATATCTTCGCCAATACTTAACTCCGAGTGCCGCGACTGAGACGGCTATCTATACGGCACCGGCTGCGAACAACGCGGTCCTCTCGTCGTTACGGGTAACGAACGACAACGCCAGCGTGGCCAACATCAGTGCGGCGATATATCCGGGCGGAGGCGCAACTCCGTACAAGTTGCTGAAGTCATATGTGCTCCCAGCCAGCCAGACGCTCGATATTCTCTCTGGCGTGCCTTGCGTGCTGATTGCAGGGGACGTTTTGAAGGTGACCGCCAGCGTCTCAGACGTTGATTTCTATCTGTCCTACTTGGAGATCGACCGATCGTGACAAGTGGACAACGCTTGACAACTTACTCCATAATCAGCCCTATCTTCGCGTCCTTTCCCGGCGCGCGACCCCTTGTTGGGTCTTCGGCACAAACTGGAAAGGACACCTATGGAAGATGAAGGCATCATGAGCCTCCCTGCGGGGCAGGACATGCAAAATCCGGCTCCTCCCCAGCAGCCTGTGGTATCCAGCGCGGACTCCTACGACGCTGCTCTTTCTGGTTTAGGGCTGTCCCAGAACGGCCCCGCACAGGTTTCGGACGTTAAGCGTGCCGTCCAAGACGCCATCGGGGACCTTGACCTAAGCGCGAGCGAAGTTGCTGCACTGCTCGATGTCCTCGAGTACATGTCGCAGAACCCCGACGAGTACCCGCAGCTCCGTCAGCGCCTGATCGATTCGGGCATGATGGACGATGACGATCTGCCGCCGGCGTACGATCCGGAGTATCTCGGCATGGCGATCATGGTGCTCAACGAGTACCGTGACATGCGTTCGGCTGGCGCTCAAGCGCCCATGCAGATGGCACCAGAGGTCGAGAACCTCGGACCAATGCCCATGGCCGAAGGCGGTCTGGCCGATGTTGCCTCGTATCTGGCCTCACAGGGCCGTAATGGCGACACGATGCTGGCGCACATCACGCCGGCCGAAGCCCGTCTGCTCAAGGCAATGGGCGGATCGGGCACCATCAATCCCCGCACGGGATTGCCTGAATTCTTCCTCAAGAAGATCTTCAAGAAGGTCAAAAAGGCCGTCAAGAGTCTCCTTAAGAACCCGATCGTCCGCGTCATTGCCACTGTTGCGTTGGCCACGGTCCTCGGCCCAGCAGCCGCGTCTATTGGTATGTCGACCGCTGCCGCTACGGCTACCGCTTCGGTGGTGTCGTCTGCTGCTGTCAGCGCCATGGCCGGCGAGAAACTCAACGCCAAGAACCTCCTGATCAACGCCGCGACGAGTTACTTCGGTGCCGGCGGCACGATCGGGGGTGTGAACCCTGTCTCCAGCATTGCGAAGCTTGCAAGCCGCATCCCCGGCGTCACCGAGGGCGGTAAGCTCGCGCAGGGCATCGGCTCTGGCTTGACGAGCGCGGCGATCGGCAAGGCCGCGGGCATGAGCACCGAAGAGGCGCTAGGCATGGGCCTTCAGCAAGGCGTCATGACGGGGCTCAGGTACAAGCCAGAGCAGACTCCTGTTGAAAGCGCCACGGGCCAAGGACCAACACAAGCGGCTCCGGGTCAACAAGCTCCTATTCAACGCGGCATTGGCGAACTGCCTCCGAGTGACTACGTTGCCGCTCCGGAGCAGGTCGGTACGACCGCCCCTGGAGCCGTGGGCACTGCTGCGTCTGGCGAGGTGGCCGGCAAGAGCTTCTTAGACCGACTGAACCCCTTTAGCAAACTCCCTGATGACTATCCGGTAGATGCGGCTACAGGTGCGCCTGTTACCCCTGCGCAGACTTTCGGTGGCCGTCTGAACGAATTTGCCAACATGCCGTCGTTCCAGACGTTTAAGGACGCGTTCTTAGTTAACCCGTATGCCAAGACAGAACTTGGCAGATATGTTCCTGCTGCGCTTACTACGATGGGCGTTGGCGCATTGACGGGTGGGTTTAAAGCCACTCCAGCAAACGAAAATCCGCTCTTTAATCGTAATTACACTGGCGCGGACTACATCCGCGATAACCCGAACCTCTTCGGCGGTACATTGGGTCGCGTTGAGGGCATGCCGCAATCGTACGATCCGTTCGTGCGCACGCAATCACCAAGCATGGCCCCCGGATCACAGATCCCGATATACACGCCGCGTGGCGCTACGATGATGCCTACCGGCATTCCGCAACCGTACAACGTGGCGGGACTTTACGGCGTCCCCGACCTGTCGGCCCCCGTGCAACAGCCGACCTATCCTGTGCCGGGATACGCAAAAGGTGGCGAGCCGAAACCAACGCATTTCCCCCGTAAAACAGGCCCGATTAACGGTCCTGGCACGGGCACTTCTGACTCCATTCCGGCGATGTTGTCGGATGGTGAGTTTGTATTCACGGCTAAAGCCGTTCGCAATGCCGGAGGCGGTAGCCGCCGCAAAGGCGCAAAACGCATGTACGCCTTGATGAAAAAGCTCGAAGGCGGACCGGTGAAGGGGTAATAAAATATGTCAGCTACCGCAAGTGACGTTCAACAAGGAATCGTACGTGAAGCTCCTGAGATTGAGGCCTATAAACTTGACCTGTTGAAACAGGCGCGGGACTTGGCGTTTAACGTCAAGCGCGACGCAGCCGGCAACGTTATCGGTACGACAACCCCGCTCGCGCAGCAGCTCCCGGCTTATCAAGTCGCTGGCTTCTCGCCTGCTCAGTTGGCCGCGATGCGCGCCGCCGAGGCACAGGGCGTTGGCTCTTACATGCCGTATATACAAGCGGCAAACCAAGGTGTTGGCGCTGGCATGCAGACGACTGCCGAAGCGGCGGACGTTCTTCGTGGTGCGGACACCCGAGCTCAGTTCACCGATGCACAGCAGGCCATGCGCAATGCCGCTCTGGCAGGTCAAGGCATTACCTCTGGCGTCGGCCAGCTTGGCGTTGGCCTTGGCTATTTAGACGAAGCGGCTCGCCGTGCTGGGATGTCGGACGTTTCGGGCCGTCTCGGTGGTGCGTACCAAGACGTAGAGACGGGCCTCGGCGCGTTGGCCACGGCCCAGAACATGGCGGCGCTTTCGCTC